AGAATCCGCAGCTCTGGACGTTCAGTAATGCTGGCGATCAGCATTCCTTAATCTTGAATCAACTCCGCGAGCGCGGTATGGCTTCGGCTGCCGGCGGAAACGATGACATCGCATATTTCGAGTGGTCAGCATTCTCGGACAAAATTGAAGATGAAAAGAATTGGGTCGCGAGCAATCCGGCGCTGGGTCACACAATCCACGAAGATAATATTCGCGCCGTTCTCAATGATCCGCCAGATGTCGTCCAGACGGAGGTGCTCTGCCGATGGGTCAATACAATCTCCGGCGCAATTCCTGTGAAGGAGTGGGAGGAGTGTGGATCTGATGAGGTGCAGCTTGATGTGGAGAAGCTGACGTGGTTCGGCCTAGATCTATCGCCAGATCGTAGAGATGGGGCATTGGTTGCGGCTCAAAAGAATGCCGACGACACTTTCAACATCAAGCTTCTGCATACCTGGCACAATCCAATCTCGCTTGATGATAAAGCCATCGCCAACGATGTCGCGCCTTATGCCAGAAAATATCCGATTGAATATGTGGCTTTCAGCAAGCGAACAAGTTCTGCCGTAGCTGCGCGATTACAACCGGCCGGCATTCCCATCATCAGCATCGATGGAGCACTTTATGGCCAGAGTTGCGATGAATTGCTGGGTGCGATTACTTCAAAAAGATTGATTCACGGGAAACAGGCAGAATTATCCAAGCAGATATTATCGGCCGTGAGATTACCAATGGGCGATGGCGGCTGGATTATCGGTCGGCGCGCCTCAAGCGTTGCAGTCTGCGCAGCTGTGGCTTCGGCTCTGGCGACACATTTTGCGACACGCCCAGAGATGGAGATTGATATTCTGGTCGGCTAGATGTATAGCAAACCTTTAGACTTATCCACATGGGTCTATTCTCTCGCAACGTCACAACATCGGCTCCGTCACCGACGTATGACGTCCAGGCATCGCTTGCGCCTACGAATACAACGGATTCAATTTACAATTTTTACGGAATCACTGGCATCACTGCATCACGTGCGGAATTTATGTCGGTGCCAACGTGTGCTCGCGCACGTAACATCATTACCTCAAGCGTTGCATCAATTCCATTAAAGGTTCGCGTCAAAGCTGATGGATCAGAAGTCGAGACGCCGCCAAAGTGCATCAATCAACCAGATCCACGTGTTCCAGGATCTAGCACGTATGCCTGGCTCTGCGAAGATTTGCTCCTGTTCGGTTATGGGTATCTCAGGATTACTGAGATTTATGCCGATACGTATCGCATTCGTGCAGCTGAAAGAATCTCGCCAACTCGCGTTGGAATTATTACAAACGCACGCGGAACAGAGATTGAGTATTACACCATCGACAACATTCCAGCGCCTGAATCTGGCGTAGGCGCTCTTGCAGTTTTCTACGGAAACGACGAAGGAATTCTCAATCGTGCAGGTCGCACAATCAAAGCCGGTGCAGAATTGGAACGCGCTGCAGTTATGTACGCACGCGAGCCAGTTCCAACTATGGTTCTAAAATCTAATGGTACTGCACTGCCAGCAGATCGCATCGCTAAACTTTTGGAATCCTGGGGCGCAGCTCGACGCAATCGCGCCACTGCATTCTTGAACGCTGATGTTGAATTGCAGGCTTTAGGATTTGACCCAGAGAAACTTCAATTGAATCAAGCCAGATCATACGTTGCGACTGAATTGGCGCGTGCGTGTGGCATTCCGGCTTATTACGTCGATGCAGAAACTGGCTCCAGCATGACCTACTCCAACGCTTCTCTTTCGCGTCAATCTCTTGTCGATTTTTCATTAAGAAACGTAATGACCAGCATCGAAGAGCGTCTCTCAATGACTGGAATGCCAAATGATTTCGTTCCAGCATCGCAAGAAGTTAAATTCGACCTTGATGATTATTTGCGTGGATCTGCTAAAGAACGCGCAGAAGTTTACAAAATGCTTTATGACATAGGTGCAATCACAACAGACGAAATCCGAAGAGAAGAGGACATGATCTCATGAAAGAAACAAAGCCAACTCCGATGAATCTGGACTTTTCAATCAAAGTCACGGCAACGGACTTTCCAAAGCGAGAAATCTCTGGACGTATCGTCACATGGAATGAAACTGGATCTACATCAGCCGGAGCGACATCATTCAAGCCAGGTTCAATTACTTTCGGCAACACAACAAAATTGCTCTTGGAACATCGCCGTGAAGCGCCAATTGGATTCTTGAAATCCTACAAAGTCACCGACGAAGGCATCGATGCAGTATTTTCCATCGGAAATACGACAGCCGGATCTGACAGTTTGGTTGAGGCAAGTTCTGGATTGCGTGATGGATTCTCAGTAGGAGTTCTTGCTGAAAGGTACAAGAATGTCGATGGCGTTCTAGTGATCAGCGCAAGTGCTCTCAAGGAAGTCTCACTCGTAACAGACCCAGCAATTGCGAGCGCAAAAGTCGCCGTCGCAGCTAGTGAACAAGAAGATTCTGAATCAGAGCCACAAGCCGAAGAGTCAGAAACAAACACACCAACACCAACACAAGGAGAAAACGAAATGGAATCAACTCCAGCCGTTCCCGAAGCAGCAGCCGAAGCGGTTGAGGCTTCCAAAGTCGTAACTGCAACAGAGACAACTCGTCCGTTGTATTTCACAAAGCCACGTTCACCAATTGCAACTCCAGGGGCATACCTAGAGCACACAATCAAGGCGAAAATGGGAAATGAAGATTCTCGTCAGTACGTAATGGCTGCCGATGATTCATTCTCAACAAATCCAGCATTCTCACCAGTTTCATATATTCGCGACGTTGCAACAAACACAACAATGGTTCGTCCAACTGTGGACGCTTGCGGTGGTACTCGTCCACTTAACTCATACGGAATGACAGTCTCGATTCCTAAGATCACTGCCAACTCAACAGTTGCAACAGTGGCAGAAGGTGGAGATCCAACTGGAACAACTCAAATCACTTCTGCTTACGTCAATGCGACGGTAATCAAGAAGGCAGGATTCCAACGCTACTCAGTAGAATTGCTAGATCGCTCAGATCCATCATTCTATGAAATCATGCTTCAGAATCTTCGTGATGGGTACGCTCAAGCCGTTGATGAGTACGTAATCGCCCAAATTACCGCCGGCGGAACTCAAGCGGCTACAACTGCTGCTTCATCAGCAGGAATTATTTCATTCGTTTCAACAGAATCAGCAGCTGCATACAGTGCAACAAAGCGCACTGCAACTGCATACGTTGCTGGTACTTCACAGTGGTCACTCTTGATGGGTGCAACTGATTCAACTGGCCGTCCAATTTACAACGCTCAGCCATTGACACAAAATGCCGGTGGTACTGCTAATCCAACATCAATTCGTGGAAACGTCTTGGGCTTGGATCTCTATGTAGATGCAAACATGGTTTCAACAACTATCGACGAATCAGCGTTCATCATTGAGCCTCGTTCAATCGAAATTTTTGAATCTCCTGCACTTACACTTTCCGCCAACGTTCCAACAACTGGCGAAATTGAATTGATGCTTTACGGATACGTTGCAGCTGGAGTCACATGGGCTGGTGGCCTCCGTCGCTTTAACCTAACCTGATCCAACTGATCATCGGCTAGGTGCGCTCCCGTATCTAGCCGAGCCGAATACGAAGGGACGATGAAATGCCATCAATCATTACTGCATCGCAACTGCGAACAGTCTTGGGCGTTTCGTCGTCCCTGTATTCAGATGCTTATCTAGACGGAATCATTGATTCTGCTGAGCAGGTAATTTTGCCGATGCTTACGGCTAATCAAGCAGCAGTGGCCGGCGTATATCTCGAAAATAACGTCGCCTACTACGTCACGCAACGTCCGAACACATTCGTCGAGGGACAGACAGTCGTCGTCACAGGTTGCGTTCCCAACTTTCAACGGAACAGTTACAGTCACTTCAAATTATTGGGAAGCGTTTCCGTTCATTCCGTCAATCAATATATGGCGGAGCGCTTTACGTATTCACGGCAGCTAAGACAAACGCAAACATTACGTTCCGCGAAGTCATACCTGCTGGCGTTGCTTATTTATCCGGAAGCAACGCGGCCACACTTTACGCATCAACTCCGGCAGTCGAACAAGCCGTGACTATTGTGAGTGTGGAGATTTTCCAATCAGTCGTCGCTCCTGGCGGTCAGATTGAAGGCGTAGATTTCACTCCATCGCCTTACAGAATGGGACGATCCTTAATGAACAGAGTGGTCGGCTTGCTTTCGCCATACCTTGACACTTCAACGATGGCCATCTAATGCCTACACCAACATCAATTGCGACCAACGTCAGAGGCACTCTTGCGACTGCACTCTCTGGCGTCGTTGCATCAGTTTATTCATCGCCTCCGGAAGCAGTGATTCCGCCGGCTTGCGTAATCGTTCCCGATTCGCCTTATTTGGAAACGACAACAATCGGCAAATCTGCGGTACGCGTGAAAATCAACTTCGTGGTCACTGCGGCAGTTGCATATAACAACACCGCCGGAGCACTCGATAATCTTGAGCAGCTTATTATCAGCATCATCGCAGCGATGCCAGCAGGATATGAAGTTGGAGACGTTCAACGTCCGACAATCCAGCAGGTCGGCGCGACCAACCTACTAGTGGCGGATCTCGCGGTCAGCACTTACTACACACAACAGACAATCTAAGGAGATAGACAAATGCCAACAACTATCGTCACGGGTCGCGACATAACCTTCACCCTAAATTCAGTGAATTATGACGCGCAAACAACTGCGGTCACTCTGGTCAATGCGCCAGTGATCACTACTTATCAGACACTCGATGGCAAGGCTTACAAGCACATCGATGATCAGTGGACTCTCAACATTTCACTTCTTGCAGACTGGGGCGCAACCTCATCACTTTTTGAAGCGATGTGGACTGCGTTCTCATCTGCTCCAAATACTGCACTCGCATTCACACTCGTATCAGCAACCGGCGCATCATTCGCCGGCAACGTCTTTCCAGTGGCTCCAACTGCTGGCGGCACTGCTCCAGATGCTCAGACAGATACCTGGGCGATGCTATGCGCCACAACACCAGTTCTCACCATCAGTTAATCAATAGAAACGGGAGCACCAAATGCGACTGCCAATCACAATCGAATACACAAATGGCGAGTTCGGTACCTATACGGCACAACCGCCAGAGTGGGCTAAGTGGGAACAAAAGACAGGCAGCACAATTTCGCAAGCGCAGGAGAAGATCGGAATCTCTGATCTTCTCTTCCTTGCGTGGAATGCGATGAAACGTGAAGCCGGTGGCAAGCCAATCAAGGGCTATGAAGTCTGGTGTGAAACAGTGGCCGACGTGACAGTCGGTGACGTTCTCCCAAAAGTTACGCCGCCGGAAGCGTAAATCGCATACTCGTCGAACTAGCAATAGCGACGGGAATACCGATGAGCGAATGGACGACGGCGGAGCAGATTTATACGGCCTTCGAGATACTGGAGAAACAGAATGAGCGACAACGTTGAGATTGCTTACAATAAGCAAGATCTTCGCGCCATTACTTCTGCTTTCAAGGCGATGGATTCAGAAGCGACCGATGCAGCTAAAAGAGAATCATCGGCGCTGGCTGAATTCGCTCAAGGCAAGATTCAGCAAAAAGCCGTCTCCAGAGGTAAAGCAGCCGACAGGATTGCCAGTGGCTCCCGTGTATCTAAGTCGTCCAAGATTGGTGAACTTTCTTTCGGCTTCGTGAGTCAGAAATTCTCTGGAGGAGCATCAACGAAGGATCTCTGGGGCGGTACGGAATTCGGATCCAACAAATTCAAGCAATTTCCAATCTGGTCAGGCACGACTGGACGCGGCTCGACCGGTTGGTTTATTTATCCGACACTCCGCGAAATCCAACCGGAGATCATCGCTAAGTGGGAAAATGCTTTCGACCGAATCTTGAAGGAGTGGTAAATGGCCGGACAATCGCGCACACTCAAACTCTCGATTCTTGCTGATGTAGATCAACTCAAGAAATCGCTGGCTCAGGCCAATGGAGACGTTGATGACTCTTCTTCAAAGATGGGCGAATTTAGCAAGAAGGCAGGACTGGCTTTCGCGGCTGCTGGCGCTGCTGCTGCTGCTTATGCAGTCACGTTGGCAGTCGATGGAGTCAAGGCGGCGATTGAAGATGAAGCAGCGCAGGTCAAACTAGCCAACGCTCTTCGAAATGCAACGGGTGCAACAGAGGCACAAATCAAGGCCACTGAAAATCAGATTCTGAAGATGTCTTTAGCAACAGGTGTGTCGGACGAAAAATTGAGGCCGGCCTTGCAGCGCATCGCGCTCTCAACTGGAGATTTGAGTAAGGCTCAGGATCTTCTTTCCGTTGCACTTGACGTTTCAACATCAACGGGCAAGCCACTCGAAGCCGTGGCTAATGCAATCGGTAAGGCATACGATGGAAATACTGCTGCACTTGGAAAATTAGGAATTGGATTATCTTCTGCTGAATTGAAAACGATGTCATTCACTGACGTCCAGTCAAAACTCACGGATCTCTTCGGTGGCGCAGCTGCGGCAAATGCTCAAACATACGCTGGACGCCTAGAACGATTAAAAGTCACATTCGATGAAGCAAAAGAGACTATCGGATACAAACTGCTTCCAATTATTCAGCAGCTAGTGGAATTCATCGTGAACAAGGTCGTTCCGGCTCTTGGTTCATTCGCGGACTTCTTTAAGCCAATCACTGACGCAATTGAAAAGAACAAAGAAACGTTCATGACATTCATTGACTTCATTCAGAAATATGTCGTGCCGGTTCTGGTCACAGTCTTGGGCGGAGCCTTCAAGGTTGTCGGCGAAATTGCTGGAGGAATCATCAACGTCATCGGTGCGGTGATTTCTGGATTGAATTCATTGATCTCTGGAGCCGTCGCCGGAATCAATGCTCTGATTCGTGTCTATAACTCAATTCCATTCTTGCCCAACGTTTCACAGATTTCGGCTCCATCAATTAGCGTTCCAAATGTGACCATTCCTAAGACTGCAACACCATCATTGACAGTGCCAACAATTTCAGTTCCAACAGTTACCACTTCAACCGGAACAGGATCTACAACATCGACGGGCGGAGTATCTTCTGCGGTTTCAGGTGCGGCTATTGCAGGAGGTGGATTTACCGATTCGCAGAATGCGGCTCGTTTAGCTGCTCAAGGCGGTGGAGGATTCACAGATTCTCAAAACGCTGCGCGAATCAGTCTGACAGTCAATGGAGCAATTGATGCCGAAGGTACTGCTCGCACAATCATCAACGTTCTCAATGATTCGTTCTATCGTGGCACTGGCGGAGCCGGCGCACTCCAGGCAATCTGATGACTCAATGGGCGCCAGTCTGGCTCGTAACAATTGAAGGCGTTGAGTACACCGACGTCGTTCTAGCCAACCTTTCAATTTCATCGGGACGCACAAATATCTACACTCAGGCTCAAGCCGGATATTGCACAATCAACCTCATCAATCTCAATCTTGGCGCTATTACTGCCGAAATCAATGACGCAGTGTCAATCCAGGTCAAAGACACTTCTGGCACATTCGTCCCAATCTTCGGCGGAAGCATCGTGGACGTGGCCGTGACAGTTTCACAGGCCGGTTCAGTGGCAATCACTCAGGAGATAACAATCACGGCTCTGGGAGCACTTGCAAGGCTTCAAAAGGCCTTAACTGATGGTGTGCTTTCAGTCGATTATGACGGCGACCAGATTTATACAATCCTCTCGGATTTACTTGTAAACAACTGGAGCGAGGTTCCAGCAGCTCTTACTTGGGCGACTTACGTGCCCGCGACTGAGACTTGGGCTGATGCTCAAAATACTGGCTTGGGAGAGATAGATC